GTCGTTGTCCGGGGCAAAGCCCGCCGCCCGCCATGTTTAGACGAGCTGAAATGGAGAAGCCGAGTGCCGAACGACATCATGCAGTTTTTCGATTGGGCACATCTTCCGCCGCACTTGCAGGAGGTGAGCAAGCCCTTTGCAGCGCTCGCCGAGATGATCGTCGAAACGCTTCCCTCGAATGCGGAACGCCAGGTTGTGCTGCGCAAGCTTCTCGAAGCGAAGGATGCCGCCGTGCGCGCGAGGGTTGCGCGCTAACGAACTTGAGGGGCCGCTCTCCTCTCCCGGCTCGGATGGCTTTTTGCCGGCCGCGTACCGAGCCCCGGGGAGCGGCCCCACCACACGAAGGAGCAACCGAATGTCGAACCGCTTTCGCCCCGAACACCGCCAGCTCACCGAGACCGAGAAGGACCTTGTATCCGACATCAAGGACAAGGCCGAGGAGCTCGCGCAGCTCTGCGACAAGGTCGGAGGCCGCTATGGCTCGCTCGCCAATACCCATCTTGAAACGGCCGTGATGTTCGCGGTCAAAGGCGTGACGGCCTGACCATGTCCGAGGCGATCCTCTACATCTTCGGCTGCATCAGCTTCGGTCTCGCCGTCTTCGGCGCGATCGGTGTCGTGGCGATGTTCCTTTCCGATTTTGAAGTGAGCGGGATGGGGGTCGCGCCGCGTCGAGGTTTCGAAGTGAGCGAGGTGGCGCGCTACGTCATGCCCGCCATCGCGTTCCTCGCCGGCCTTATTCTCTTCATCGCGGGGTGGCCGTCATGAACGTGCTCGCCGTTGTGGCTGGAATGCTTTTCGGCGTTGCCGGAGGGCTGGCGCTGGTAATGGCCGGAACATGGCTGTTCGTCATCTGGATGGATGACGGGCGCTTCGAAGGTGGCGAGCCCTCCCTGATCGCGGTCTTCGCGCTCCTCGGCGTCGTCCTTCTATGGGCCGCCTCTTCGATGGGAGTTGGCGCATGAGCTACGCCACGCAACAGGACCTCATCGACCGCTTCGGAGAGGAAGACCTCGTTCAGCTCACCGACCGCACCAATGTGCCGCCCGCGGCGATCGACGCGACGACGGTCGCGCGCGCGCTGGACGATGCGGGCGCGCTGATCGACGGCTATGCCGGCAAGCGCTACACGCTGCCGCTCGCCACCGTGCCGCACCAGCTCATCCGCGCCGCTTGCGATATCGCCTGGTACTACCTCCATGGCGAGCGCGCGAGCGAGACGGTGAAGAAGAACCACGACGCGGCGGTGCAGCTCCTGCGCGACATTTCGGCGGCGAAGGTGAACCTCGAAGTGGCGGGCGAGACCGTCGCCGCGACGCCGGTCGGCAGCCCGGTCTTCAAGGAACCCGTCCGCGTCTTCACCGACGAAACGCTGAAGGATTACTGATGGCCGCGCGCATCACCATTGCGATCGACGATGCGGCAATCGACGCGGCGCTCGCTCGCGTGGCGGCGGCGGGGCTCGACGCGCGCGCGCTCTTCGACGATATCGGCGCGTCCATGGTCCTTCAGACGCAGGAGCGGTTCCTTCGCGAGAAGGACCCGCAATACCGCTTCTGGAAACGCCACGCGAAAAGCACGAAGCGGCGGCGCGGACCCAACGCGCCCGTGCTGCGCGACCGCAACCTTCTTTTCCGCTCGCTGACCCATGAAGCATCGCGGACCTATGCGCGCTGGGGCACGAACAAGAAATACGCCGCCATTCACCAGTTCGGCGGCACGATCGAGCGCCAGGTCTCGCGGCGCATCGTCACGACCTCGCGGCGGAAAGACGGGCGCGTGCTCTTCGCGAAGAAGAACACGAAGGTGAAGAGCCGCGTCGACCGGCTCGTCCAGGTGGGCGCGCATCGCATCGTCATCCCGGCGCGGCCCTATCTCGGCATCAACGACGCCGACCGGGCGGTCATCGCCGAAAAGGTCGAGGCCTATCTCAAAGCGGCGGCGGAGGGCAAATGAGTATTCCCTCGCAATGCCTGGCGCGGCTCAACAATCCTGCCCTGGGCGACGCAAAGTTCCGCACGCTCGGCCTCGCCGTCAACCTCGCCGCGCTGAAAGGCGTGCCGCCCAAGGCGCTGCCCGCCGGCTTTCTCTTCATGGCCGGCGAAGAGGCGGAGGAAAACGCGCGCGCCACCGGGCCGGTGCTGCAGCTCGTCCACGGGCTCGTGACGCTGCTCATCATCGCCGACGACAAGAGCGATGCGCGCGGCGGCGCGGCGGGCGACCAGGTCGAGGCGCTGAAGGCGGAAGCCCGGCGGCGGCTCATCGGCTTCGTGCCGGTGGGCGCCGAAGGCCCGATGGAGTTCGACGCCGGCGAGGCTGTCGACTTCGCGGCCAATTGCGTCTGGTGGGAAGAACGCTACGCGGTCGATTTCTACATCGAGGAGGCACAGGCATGAGCAAGCCCGACAAACATGCAGGCCAGGGCGGGTCCTATATCCGCCCGAAGGATGGCGGCCCGCGCGAGCTCGTGGAGCGCACGAGGGACGCGCCCCGTCCGGGCGCGCCCTCTGTCCCTGCCGCTGCACCCGCCAAAGCGCCCGCGCCTTCACCGGCCCGCGCGAAGAACCTGTCACTCGCCCCGGACGCCGCCACGGCGGACGGCGCGAAGCCCGCGCCCGGCCACACACAAGACAAGGAGTAAGCGACCATGACCACGCGTTTCGAGCGAAAGACGGCGCTGCTCGCCAAGATCGAGGCCGAATACGGCACGGACAGCGTGCCGTCCGGCGGCGCCAACGCCATGCTGATCCAGAACCTGCAAATCGTGCCGCTGGAGGCGGAAGAGAAGGACCGGCAGCTCTACCAGTCGTTTCTGGGACAACAGGGAAAGCTGCTGGCGGGCGAACATGTGAGCGCGACCTTCGAGGCCGAACTGGCGGGATCGGGCACGGCGGGCGTTGCGCCCGCATTCGGCCCGCTGCTGCGCGTCTGCGGGCTTGCCGAAACGATCGTCGCCGACACGTCGGTCACCTATGCGCCGGTCTCCGGCGGTTTCGAGAGCGTGTCGGCCTATACGAACCTCGACGGGGTGAACCACAAATTCCTCGGCGCGCGCGGCAATGTGAAGCTCACACTGTCCGCGCGGGAAATCCCCAAGCTCGAATTCTCGCTGCGCGGATTGCTCGTTCCCGCCGTGGACGCCGCGCTGCCGGCGCAGACGCTGACCGCGTTCAAGACGCCGCTCATCGTCAACAAGGCGAACACGCCGACTTTCGACCTTCATGGCTATCCGGCGATTGCCGAAAGCCTCGAGCTCGATCTCGGCAACGATGTGCAATATCGCGGCCTCATCGGCGAGGAGTCGATCCGGATCGTCGACCGGCTGATGACGGGCCGCGCCGTCATCGAGGCCGACACGCTTGCCAATATCGACTGGTTTGCGATTGCGCGGGCGCGCACGCGCGGCGAACTCGACGTGGTGCATGGCACGGTTGCGGGCAACATCGTCACGATCAATTGCCCCGGCGTCGAGATCGGCGCGCCCGCCTATGGCGCGACGCAGAAGATCAGGAACGTGACGCTGCCGCTGCTGCCGGTGCCGACCGCCGCCGGTAACGACGAAATCACGCTCGCCTTTACATGACCGTGCAGGGGCGCTGAAGCGTCCCTGCAAGTCCCCCTTCAACCAGGTTTCGGGAGAGAACCACATGTTCATTCTGGCAGACGAGCACAGCTACTGGTGGACCTGCGAGGCCAAGGTGCCCGCCGACGGTAAATTCGAGACCCACGATTTCGAGCTTCAGTTCCGGTCGATCACGCCCGAGGAGGCGGCGGCGCTCGATGCCAAAATCCGCGAGGCCGATCTCAAGGGCGACGCGGCGGCCCGCTCGCTCGCGCTGCAGGCCGTCGTCACCGGCTGGCGGCGCATCGTCGACACCGGCAAACACGACATCGCCTTCAGCGCGGAGAACCTCGCGCGCGCCTGCGCCTATCCCTGGTTCCGCATCGCCGCCTTTCAGGGCTGGCAGGACAGCCAGAACGGGATCGAACGCAAGCGGGGAAACTGAGGCGCGCCGCGGTCGTCTGGGCGCGGCACACGATCGGAGACAGCGACCGGAGCCGCCCGGCCGCGATCGACGCGGAAACGAGGGAGAAGTTCGGCAAGCTCAATATCGCGGTCGATGCGCCGGCGGCGGACGCGGAAGAGGAGCGCCTCTTTCCGGTCATGGCGGAGAACCTCGCCGCCCTCGAAGCCTTCGTCTCGCTGTCGACGCAGTGGCGCTATGAGCGGGCCGGCAACGAGCTGACGGGCAGCCGGCACTTCTGGACCGGCCTCGACTATGCCGCGGTGGACGCGATCATCCGCCTGGCGGCGCGAAGACGGAAAAAGCGGAAGGCGCTGTTCGCGGCCATCCGCGAGATGGAAAGAGCCGCGCTGCCCGTTTTGAACGGCGGCAGCCCGCATAAAGGAGACGAGCCTTGGCCCTGATGCTCGGCGCGCAGATCACCGGCGACTTCTCCGCCCTCAACCGGGCGGTGAAGGAGACGCGCGGGGAATTAGCCGGGCTTTCGGCGGAAGCCTCGAAGATGGAGCGCGAGGCGCTGGACGCGGCCAAGGGCCTGAGCGCGATCGAGCGCGAGGCGGCGGGTGCCGCGGTCTCGCTCGACGCGGTCCAGCGCAAGCTGGCGGCGGTGCAGCCGGGCGACCGCGTGAACCTCACCGCCGCCGAATTCCGGACGCTGACCGAAGACGCGCAGCGATCCGGGCGGAGCTTCGAGGAGGTGCTGGGCGGCAACCGCGCCGCGCTCGATGCGATGCGCGCGGCGCATGATCCGCTCTTCGCCGCACAGCGGGAATATCTCGACAAGCTCGCCTCGATCCGGGCCGCGGAAGCGGTCGGCGCCCTGCCCAGGGAACAGGCGCGCATTGCGCTGGCGCGGACCAAGGCGGAGTTCGCCGCGCAGGTGCCGGTCATCCGTTCGGCGCAGGCCGCGACCCTCGATCACACAAGGGCCGTGCAGCTCCAGCGCTGGCAGCTCGTCAATCTGGGCCAGCAGGCACAGGATGTGGGCGTCCAGCTCGCCATGGGCATGAACCCGCTGATGATCGCCGCCCAGCAGGGACCGCAGATCGTTTCCGCGACGGGCGGCCTCAAGAACTTCACGGCGCTGGCGCGGCAGTTCATCACGCCGACGGCGGTTGCGGTGGGCGGGCTCACCGCCGTGCTCGCGACAGGCGCGGCGGCGTGGTCGA